TCTCCTGTGCCTCGTCAAAGGTCTTGCCCAACGCATCCTTGTATTCATCAATCGCCTTGGCCTGTTTCTTGGTTGTGTCCACATCCTTTTCTCCAGCGGCGATCTTGTCCTCAATTGATTTCTTGGTCTTCTTCTGTAATTCTTCTTCCTCCCTCAATGATTTGAGGAATTCAAGAACTGCTGTGGTGTTCTCGCCATAGGCACCCGTGTTCTCGCTCACGGTCTCTATCATCTGGTCTATTGATTCTACGGTCTTGCTTGACTCTTTGCCCACGCCTTTGAACTTGTTTCTCAATGCGTCTGCTTCCTTCTTCATTGATATAGAATTCTTCCGCATATTCTTCGCGGCCTCTTTCATACCAATGGCGTCATAGAACTGGGCCACCTTGGCCTTGCCCTTGGCGATGAAATCAATCAGTCCAGCGAATATGCTCACTATCTTGTCAGACACACCTGCGATGACCGCCACCACCAGTTTGCCTTTTATACCCAGTGCGAGGAATCCAACCACACCCAAGGCCTTGATGTATCCTGGCAGTGAGTTGGTTGCGTTGACTATGTTGTTGAATGCACGTTGGAAGAAATCAATCACTGGTTTTATAGCGTCAATGGCCATAGCACCACCAATCAGTGTCTTCTCAAAACCAGTCACGATGGCCTGTCCAAATCCCTGTGCGGCCTTCTCTATGTTGTCAAAATTGTTTGTGATAGCCTTGTCAAACACACCAATGATCGCTTTCAATCTATCAAATGGTCCTGCGTCTGATATGATCTTCTTGATGTTGAAGAACTTATCCTGTACCATTGATTGTAGACCATCAAAGTTGTTGGCCAATGCCACGGCCGCTCCCGCGAACTCACCGTTTGGTCCAAAGACCCTGTCAAATGCTTCTTGTGTTTCTTTCGTGGTGACCTTGACACCATCCTTGAATCCAAGTAGTGCCTTGATACCTCGTTCCCTCAATAGGTCCGCTGATGATATACCACCTGATAGTGCCCTCTGGATCTGTTCTCCAGCGAGTCTGAAATCAAGTCCTGATATGGCCGCAACATTGGCCGTCAGTTGTAAATTTTTTCCTAATTCTTCAGCGTCCTTTGATACCACGGCCAAGTTACCTGATGCGGCCGCTATCTCTTCAAGTGTGAATGGAACGGTTCCCGCGAACTTGCTTAATGTGTCAAATGCTTTGGCACCTTCTTCCGCTGATCCAAAAAGGAATTTGAATCTCGTCTGCAGGTTCTCCACCTGTCGTCCAACATTGACCACGCTGGCACCAAACTTGCCAATTCCTATACCAACCAAAGCACCCGCCGCCAATCTGGCCGCCGTGCCCAGGCCGCCAAGGCTTGACCTCATCCTGTCAAGGTTCCTGTTTGCCTTCTCTACCTGTCTACTGTCCGCTTTAAGGACTATGTTCGCATCTGCCATTACTTTCGTTTCCTTTTCATTTCACGCATAGTTTTTTTATGACCATCCGCTTCCAGTTGAAGGTATCCAGCCCACAGTTCAAGTTCAACGGTAGTGAACTCCATTACTTCTGACAGGCTCTTCTTGAGCCTGTCCGCCAACACCAAAAGGAGTCTTAGCTCTGGGTTGGAATGGATTCCTTTGCCGCGTCAACAGGTGTAATAGTCCTTGGACCAGCACTGTTGATCTGACCTACCACTCTTGTGACCACTGCGGGGTCAGCCTCGTGCATCAGTGTGACCCTGTCCGCGTCTGCGAAGATCCTCTTGCCTTCCGCGTCCCTGGCCTTGATGATGAGACTTTCAACGAGACTATCAACTATCTTGCCTTCAGCCTGTAGTTGTATGATCCGTTGTTCATCCTTGAACGAATATGTCTTCCTACAATAGATGTCCATATCCCATTCTTCAACTTTTATTTTTTGCATCGCACCGTCAATCGCTGAATTGAAGTGTGATTTTATTTTGTCTGTTGCTGACATTATCTTTTTCTCCTGTATTTGTTAGCAACCTCCCTAACGGCTGGTCGTGTCATACCCTTAGGTGATTGGTTTGAATATCCATCGTCAAGTCTGCCAATGTAGGGAACGTTATTCCTGATGGTGAATTTCATCCTACCATCACGTTTCCTCCATCCTGCCCTTGCACGACCAGAACGAACTGGTGTGAATCTCTTCAGCGAACTGAAAAGATCGTTGGATATTGAGCGTACCTGCTTGGCCAAATCCCTTTTAAGGCCAGAGATAACTCCGTCTGCTTGAGGTGATATTGTTATTGAAATCTTCACTATTATGGAGTGGCTGATTTCGTTAACGCACCTGTTCCTTGGAAAGTCACACTTGCCTCAACCATTCCATCAAAGTTTGATGTGATTGAATGACCTGTGATGATTATCTCTCCAGTTAGTTTCTGACCTGTGGTCTCACCTGATGGATAAACCTCAAGTGTCAGTGGATCAGCACCCATTGTCTCAGTCACGATCTGTCCCGCGTCTTGGTCAGACACGAAGATGTCCATTGTTCCTGAGAATTGAGTTAGACTTGGCTTGTATGCTCTCGCCGTGTCGCCCATCACTGTTGATTCCACAGTTGCAGTTTCTTGGTCAATAGTGAAACTTCTCACTTCCGCCATCGCTGTTGGTGTTCCACCTGAATCAACCTTAACAACTCCAGCCTGACCATCAAATGTAGTTGAACCGTATGCCATTTGATTACTCCTCTGTTGTTAGATCTTTTGGACCGTCAAGATCTTGTTTGTTTTCAACCACCGCGTCAGCCTTGATCTTGTCCTTGCTGGCCTTGGTGATCTTTGTTGACGGAGTAAAGGTCCATCCGTCCTTCAGTCGTTGTTGGACTTGTTTGCCGCCAACGATCTCTGAATCTTTTCCTTTGAACATCTCAATCATTATAAGACTCCTTTTTTGTATGTGTATTTGACATCCACAGTGATCACACATTCTCCAAGTGGTAGTTCTCTGTCAACCACATCTATGTTTCTTACCTGTGTCTTTACATTGTGAATATTTGCCACTGCCAGGGTGATGTCTCTGTCCCTTGACAGTTCAAGGGTCTCTTCAACCCTTTCAATTATCTCGTTCCTCAGGGTGTCAACTTCCGTGCCCCTGACATAGCATCTAAGTTCGTACTGTATCACGCCCTGCCTGGCATTCATTGATATGTCGTCCCTGACCTCGTTGTTGGTCACGACCAAGATCGCTGGGAACTGTGTGATCGCCAGTTTGCTGACATCAAAGAAAACCCTTGACACCAGACCTGGTGCTGGATCAGTCATATTCTCCAACTGCTCTACTATGTTTTTTGCTATATCTTCTCTTGCTGACATTATCTAATCAATCTACCTTTATAAAATGCTTGTTTCTCACTGTCCGTGAATGTGCCTGATGAATCAAGGTCATAGTGGACGCCATCTTTCAATATTAGATCAAATTCCTCTTCAAACTTGGCCTTGTAAAAACCCATCTGTTCCCTGAAAGAATCTCCATCAGGTTCAAATGTTGAAAGTTTAGGATAGATGTAATAGGCAAGAGTGTGATAGACCGCGGCCCTCGTGAACTGGCTTGAATTCAATCTGCTTGGTGATAGTTTCTCGCTTCCCCCAAGGACTGATATGTCATATCTTGAAAATCCAGTTGTAGGCCACCATTTTATATTCAGTAGTCTGATTATGTCGTCGTAAGTCTTCTCGTGCTGTGCTGACCAGTCTTGTATTCCATATTTCTTGATGTCTGGAACATACTCTAACAGGTCCGTATCTGTTGCAAATTGTGCCATTTGTAAAAGTCCTTCTTTTAGTTTCTACAAGGTCCTTCCTTGTGGATAATATTTATTGATAAATGTGTCAGATGAGATAATCTCCACTGGCACATCTACTTTCTGATCATTAACCACTACTATATGGTGGTCCTTGGCCAATCGTCTCAGGAACTTCTTCTGTTGGTTGTTGTATTTGCGTTGTTCTCCCTTGCCGTAATCAAACACGGTCTTTAGGTTCAGTCCCCAGTCGCAACCTATTATGTATATGGGCTTCTTGGACAGTTTAGTGGCCAGCAACACCGCCAGGCAACCGCTGTTGAGTCCTTGTGTGGTGTGGTCTCCTATCTTGAGCCACTTGTCACCAACCGCGAAGTCAGGTCGTGTGTAATATACAATACCTTCTTCTCTTTCAATCTTGTTGATCACATCGCCGTCGTAGGCCACCACGAAGTCCACAGGCCTAACACGCCTGATGTAGTTGCAACCAATCTCAAGACCACGCTTTGGTATGTCAATCAATCGTCGCTGTGATAAACCATTGAACCAAACGATCATCCGTAAAAAAAGGGGCGATATTGCTACCGCCCCTTGATAGTTAGAGAGGTCAACCCAAATTAGATTGTGTTGTCCACTGCTATTTTAACACCATAAGAGTTGTGTAGAACTGATACACCATATCTTGTTGATGCTACCACTTCTTCCGCTCTTAATGAAGCGTCTCTTTCTGTTTCAACGTTTAACCTTTGAGCCACTGCTAAACCTAAGGCATCTCTCGCGAACACGCCACAAACGGCTGATGTCGCTGAGTCCTCAACGATGTTAGATGTCTCAAACACATCTACGCCAGCAATCCTGCCTATGAAACCTTCAGACATAGCCTGGTTAGTCACCACAAGTGAGTTTGTTGGATTTACATATGTGTTAGTTAAGTTTGATTTCAATGCGAACAATGCCTGCGGAGTGAAAACACCGTAGTAAGGACCTGGAACGCCTGCTTTTTTCAATGTAGCATACGCTTTGTGTAAGTCCGCCACAGATAATTCACTCTGTGTGTCTGTACTGTTGTTGATTGACGCTGTGAAAGATGAGAACAGACCAGTCAATGCTCTGTCGTGTCTTTTCGCAATCGCTTCACCAAATAACTTACCTAAGTCTGCGATAACATTTGAAGTTGAGTGATTTCTTGACATATCAGTCACCTTCGCCGCTATACCAGCCTCTGTTAATGTGATGTTTGCAACGCCAGTTGAGATTGCGGTCATATCAATTTCCGCGTTCTCACCTACGTCTGTTGCGATTGTTTGTGTGCCGTATAATGGTACTTGTAATACCTTACCAGCATTTGCAGGAACTGTGAAGTTCTTCACAAGTCCTGGCATAATTGAAGTCTCTGATGCTACGAACATCGCTTCTTGTACGATGGGTGCGATCAGATCACTCAATGATCCTGTGTTAGTTGTTGCTGTTGTCATTTTAATATGACTCCTTTATTGTTAATGTTAAAAGCCTTGTGACTTACGCCACTCAGCATATTTCTTCCTGTGTTCTGGGTTACCCATATCCAGGTTATTGACATCAACTTGAGGAACACCTTCTGTGCCAGTGTTTGACTTTGATCCACCACCTGGTTGTCCCGCTTGGACGAAGTGTGGATTGGTGTTTAGAAATTCTGAAACCAACCCATCTACAGTCAAGGGATCACCATTGTCAGTGTATCTTGTTTGACCTGTCTTGGGATCAATGACTTCAACCTCACCTGTGTCTGACATCTTGATGTTTTCCCTCACCAGTCTCGCGACCTGTTCTGGATTCACCGCTTTCTTGGTTGATGCGGCATTTATCAATGCACCATCCACCTTGATCTTTGTCAGTTCAGATGTTAGTGTTGAAATCTTGTTGTTGAACTTGTCTGCGTTCTCCTTCAACAGTTTCTCAAACTCTGACTTCTCCTTGGCCTGGGAGATCTTTGCCTGTTCTTCCTGTGCCAAAAAGTTCTGGTATTTCTCAACATCTACTTGACCAAATTTCTTTTCATACTTGGCTTCTGCTTTTCTTCTTACTTCAGCCGCCACAGCATCAATGTCTGCTTGGGTGTAGACTTTCGCGGGTTGATTGTCCGCTGTGTCCTGGATCGTGTTAGAGACTGTTTCAGTTGCCCCAGTGGCAGTTTGAACGTCTGGCGATGTTTGTTCTTGACTCATCGTAGTCCTCCTTTTGTTATGCGTGGCAGGATTACCACTATGTGTTTATTTATTAGTAAAACTGCTCAAGCGAGTCTATGTCCCACTTCTCGTAGTATCCAGACTGTTTGAGTTTTCGTTGTGCTTGTTTCAGTTTTGCCATTCCCTGTATCATTACCAATGGTGCTTTGCCATAACTGAATGATACACCTTTATGTAGTCCATCGTTGTCTGGGTGGTCGTACATTATGGCGTAGTTGGGATTCTGTTGGTGTGCCCGCTTACACAGGTTGGATAGTTTTCTTTCTGTTATCTCGTGAGTGAAATAAAGGATGACAATGTCCAGATTGAAAATATCAAAAAGATCGCAACACTGATCAATCTGATCCAGCACATCCACCTTCGCAGGCGTGATCTGTATCTTGCGATCTTCAAGTGTTCTTTTCGCAAACGGACAGATTGCCGCTCCACTCGCCTTATGAGTTTTAGCAACAACCTGTCTGATCCATTTCTCAATGTCCTTACCTACGTCTGCCACTGGGTTTTCTTCTGCCAGACTTAGATCCTTTGTTCTTCTTCTTTTTCTTGTCCATCGTGATCCTCCTTTATCCTGTGCTTGGTTGGGAATTTCTCTGGTCTGCCCTCATTCCTTGATGGTGCATAGAGGTCCAGTAATTCAACTCCCCTGGCGTGAGCCACCCTCTTCAACAACACACAGGCCTTCCTGGCTCGTGCGGCGTTGGTCTTGCTGGGGTGTTTCATCAATTTGTCGT